CTTGGTCTGCTTCGACGAAGTCACGTCGTTCTCAGAGCCAATGTACGCGTTCATGTTCACACGTAATCGAACCAAGTCGATTGATCTTCCGCTTCAAATTCGCTCAGGCACGAACCCCGGCGACATTGGGCACGATTGGGTCTTAAATCGTTTCATCGGCGTCGAGCAGCAAGGCACGTTGCGCGAAGCGTATAAGGTCTATGACGAAATCGTTGACATTGGCGAGGGACACGCCAATGTGACGATTACGCGGCAATTCATTCCGTCGACAGTTTGGGACAATACTGCTATGCCGAACCGCGAGGAGTATGTCGCCGGCATGGTCAGCGGAATGCCGCCTGAAGACGTCGCTGCGTACATTCATGGACGTTGGGACCAACTTGTTGGCGCCATGTTTAAAAAGCCATTGATCGTGCTCGACAAACCGACGATGCTCGACTCTGACTACGTCGTCATTCGAGCAATCGACTATGGCATCGACGATTATACCTGCGTCTTGTGGCTTTTGTACTACGCCCGCGCTGGTGTTGTCGACGTAGTCTCTGAATTGTATGTGCGTGAAACAACGCTTGAAGGCATTGCACACTATATTAAACAGCGCGAAGAACAGTTGAAGCTGCGAGGCGTAATGTATTCAATTGGCTCGCCTGAAATGATGAATCGCAAGCCAAGCGCGAGTGGAGACAATCAAAGCATTGCCTCTATGCTCACGATGAAGGGCGTAACCGTCGAGAAGGCAAATACTGATCGTCTTGCCGGCTGGTCTAAAATCATCGACTTGCAGGGCAAAGCCGCTTTGCGCGTCTGGCCAATGGACGCGTTTGGCCACGGTGCTCCAAACCTCGTTCGAACGTTGCCTAAGCTTCAGCGCAATTCAGGGCCGGGCAAAGACCCGAATGACATCCGGCCGCGGCAGGAAGATCACGCCGCTGACACTCTACGCTATGGAGTAATGGCGGTTTATGAACAGCCGGCGACGCAATCGACGATGCCAACTACGACTAAGCGCGACCCGAGTCAGTTTGACACAACGTTTGACAAAATCGTCGATGACGCTAAGCGGCCTGAGCAGAACTACTTCCAAGATTTGGGAGCTTGGGACTAAATGACCCCCTTGACAATTGCTGTAACATTGATTATGTTGTTGCTGGCCGCTGGTTTAGGCGCCTTCTTCTACCTGCTGCGTCACCCTCCTGTCATTCACGTTGACATCGGCGATGTGCGGGCAGATGTCATTGGCACTTTAGACGTCACGCAAGCCATTCCAGCTTTGCTGACCGTTCGCGTCCAAGCCGTGCCGCCAGACGCCGCTCCGACGACGATCAATGAGGAGCCGATGCCGCTTGACGTACTCGACTACATCGACGCGGAATCGGACGAGTGGGCGCGAATCAGCCGGCGCCGACATGCACGGGCATTGCGTAGTGATCTCGGCGGTTGGACGCAAGTTCTTGCCGCTTTGAAGCGAGAGGATGGGGTTGTTGAAGAACCAAAGCCTGAGTAATGACGAGTGAACTGACGCCTGATACAACGAGTATGGATGTCGCCGACCCGAAGAAACGCCTTGCGCGCAAATTCGGCGAAGGCATGCCTTTACTCGACGAGCAAGATGGAAAGAAGTGGCGCACTTGGATTGAGTCTCAGCGCAAGCAGCAAGATGGCGTGATGCGCGATAAGCGCTTGCACTGGACTCGGCATCGGCATTTCCGCGCGGGACATCAGTGGATTTCCACTCGCGACGGTCGGACGTGGCGTGAGCCTCAAGCTGATGCCAATGATGTGCGCTCAGTCCTGAACGTTATTGGGCCGGCTCTTGATTTCCGTCTAGGCGTAATCTCAGAGCAAAAGCCCGGCTTCCGTCACGAGCCACTGGTCGGCGGCGTTGCCGGCCGTGAATCGGCTGAAGCGCAACAGTCGGTCACTGAGTATTACTTCTACATGTTGCGCGCGTGGAACGCGTTTCAAGACGCTTGGTTTCATGCGCAATCAGACGGCGTTTCGTTCCTTCACGTCTTTGTAGACAAAAACGCCGGGCCGACGCGCGAAGACGTTGACTTGATTCCTGAGACCGACGAACGATTCGCCGGCTTGAAGGCGCAAGGCTATATGATTAATGAGCAAGGCTTGCTTGAATTGCCTTACGCCGACGAAGGCGTAGTCGCTCCGCCCGATGCTGAACCTCGTATTCTCTACGAGGGCGAGATTGCCTGCCGGATTCTGCTTGCTCACGAAGTTGTCTTCGACCCTGAAGCGCGTTCTGTCAACGGGCCGGTTGACCGTGCCAAATGGGCGCTCGTTCGACGTGTGCGTTCTGTCGAGCAAGCTCGCCTTGAAACAGGAAATTCGCAACTCGAAGCCGAGACTCAAATTTCGTCGCAGAACGACGCGATGGATTTGCCGCTGGACCGTAGTATGGGATGGCAGCGCGGATTGCCGCCATTTCCTACTCGTCGTCAACGCATCACTGAGGGCGTGGCTGAGTACATTCTTTGGATTGCCCCCGATCAGCACGAGCCGGGTCTTGAATCTGGATTGTGGATTCGTCTAATCGGCGATAAAATCGTTGACCGTGGCGACGAGTTGCCGGGTGGTGTCATTCCGCTCGCCCGCTTTACAGACGGTTCGGCAGACACCGACATTTTCCCACGTCCAATCATGTCGGATTGGATTGGCGATCAGATGGCGATTAATGCCTTGTTGTCGGCGCTGCTTAAGCACGCGCGCTGGTTCACCGGCGGGCGAATGTTGGCACTGAAGGGCACAGTGCTTGAAGAAACGTTTTCGAACATTACTGGCAGCTTCGTTGAATACCAAGGAGCGAAGCCAGATCAGTTTCCGCCGGTTTCCGCCGGCCAAGACGCTTGGCGCTTGCTCGACTGGTTGATTAAAAAGCTTGAAGACAAAACCGGCTGGAACGACATTGCGCGTGGTCAAGTTACAGGCGGCGGGTCTGCCTCGGCGCAAGACATCTCGGGCCGTGCCGTTCTGGCTATGCAGCAAGCGCTTGAGCGTACGTTTGGGCCAGCCGTTCGTGCTGGTGCTGAAGGCGCGACGGAATTTGCAATCCTGATCGTCAAATATGCGCAATGGCTATTCGACGAGCCGCGTTTGATTCCAGCAGTTGGCGGGCGTGGTGATTTGGCCAAGCGCATTGATGGAGAAATGCTTGGTGATCGACCGATGGTCTATGTTGACCCACAGACCATGATGCCGCTTCCTCGGGCGCTTCAGCAGCAATTGCTTGAGGAGCAACTCGACAAGGGCCGGATTACGCTGCAAACGTATCAAAAAGGTAGCGTGTTTTCAAACATTCGTGACATTCGCATGGGCGACTCAGATCAGTGGGAGCGCGCTCAGTTTGTGAACACGCAGCTTGAAGAACAGTGGGAAGAAATTGAGAAGCTAGACATGTCTCAGCGCTACTCGGCGGGTTATGGCGGCATTCCTGTCTTGTGGCAGGATGTGCAGCAAGCGCCGCCAATGCCTCAGCAAGGGGCTGTTGGACCCGCTGCTCAAATGGGCGTTCCAGCCGCGTATACGACAGTACATAAGCCAGCTTTGCTCGAAATCATTCTAAACGAGCGCCGCCCTTGGGGCATGCGACAACTTGCCCTTGAGCGTTGGGGCATTTACGATCAGTTGGAACGTGCAATGAATGACCCGACTGGCGTGACTCCAATCCCGATGGAAACGACGGGAATCCCGGCCGACCGCTTGGCCACTATGCAACCAACGCCGACTGGCGGGGTCGCTGCTGCGAGTCAGCCGCCGCCGCCTCCTACAGTGGGTGGAGCGCCGACTGGCGGTGGGCCTCAAACCTCGCCGAATCCCGAATCTTCAGCCGTTCCGTCAGCAGCTAGTCAGTTGCCACCTGCCGAGTTGACGGGTGGAGAGCAGCAAATTGCAGGCACTCAAGCCTAAAGGACGTTTAAACAATGGCTCTTGAACAATCTTTGCCGGCGAACGCCACTGGAAGCAGTGGCCACGACGACATTGTCGCGCAGACTCTTGCCGATTCTGAATTCGACGCTCGACTCGGCGACTTGGCGGGTGGCGAGAACGATTATACGCCAGCACAGTTGCGTGAGCAATTGGGCGAAATCTCCGAAGGAATGACTGACGAGGAGTTGACGACCGAATGGGCGAAGGCTCGTGAATCTGCGACTGAGGAAGACGACGACGCGGCGCCGGGCACTGAAGCGCCGCCAATCGTTGCCCCGACGACTGCGCCGTTTAAACTCGAAGGCTTTAAGCTCTTTGACGCCAAGGGCGCTGAGATTAAAGACCCGACCAAGGTTTCGGCTCTTGATCTTTTGACAGGCAAGGTTCAGGTTGGCTATAACGCGCTCTCGAAGGAACAGCGCAAGTCGCTTCGTGATTTGACACGAGTCGCGTCGCTTGGCCACTACAACGAGAAAGTCTTGGTCGACACGCGCGCTGAACGTGCTCAAGCCATGCAACGCGCAGTTGCGGCCGAGTCACAAGTGGCGCAATTCAATAACGAGCGTCGAGTATGGGACACTGCACTGACCGCATTGGTCAATGGCAATCCCGAACCGATTCAGCGTTTGGCCGTGGCGTATCAGCAAGCGCTCGCGCAGGGTGGCGCGCCTGCTTCAAACGGCCGAGAAGCGGCGCCAGCCGACGACTCGCGCTTTGACGAAATTGGTCAACAATTCTTCAACGAGAACATTGTTCCACGCGCGCAGGAGTTGGCAACCCAATATGGCGCGAATGCAATTGAAATCGCTCAATACGTGTTGTACCTCTGTGAGCAAGAGGGCGATTTCCTGACTCCTGACAAGATTCAAGCTATTCTGCAATACGAGATGCCAGCCATTCTTGAAGGGCACGGCTACGCGGCGAATGGCAAGAGCGTTGCACAGCCACAGGCTGATGGAGACCCACGAGACAAGACAATCGCCGATTTGACCAAGCGCTTGACTGCGCTCGAAGCAGGAAAGACTAATGCGTCGACTGAACGTCTTCGGGGAAAAACGCGTAAAGCGCCTCCAAGCGGCGGCGGCTCCACGCCGGGCGGCGGCGAAACGATGCCGGCTGACGTAAATACACGCGAGAAGATGCGGCAGTATTTGCGCGGCGAATTGGAGTAAACTTTGGCTGACGGCCAGATCGACATTAAGGAAGATGCAGCCCCGACGAAACAACTCGGGTCTCAAACGCATCTCCACGGCGGGACGACTGTCCACGCCGAGGAGATCGTCATTGTCGATTCTGCTGGTAATTTGGTCGGGGTAACGGCGGGCGCGCTCAAAGTCGACGCGTCTGCCGTCGTTCAGCCGGTTTCGGACAATGGCGGTGCTCTTACTGTTGATGCTCTTGACCTTGACATTCGCAATTTGGCAACTGGTCAAGACAAAGTCGACGTTCGCGTTCGAGACGCCGCTGATGCGACATTCATTGACTTGCCGATTAAGGCGCAGCTTCCCGCCGCTTTGGTCGGCGGGCGTCTAAGTGTTGACGCCAGCGGTGTAGCGGTTCCAGTCACGGACAACGCGGCATCGTTGACAGTAGACGCTCCAGTCGCCACGCCGGTCTTTGCTCGTTTGTCCGATGGTGCAGCAGCGTTGATCGGCCAGAAGGTAATGGCGTCATCGCTGCCGGTTGTACTTGCCAGCGATCAATCAGCGCTCCCAGTGTCGCAGGCCGTAGTCGATTTGGCACCAGCCGCACCGACATTTGCCACCGTCGGCGTCGCGTCGGCTCAGGCCGTTGCTGCAAATGCCAGTCGCAAAGGCTTAGCTTTAGTCAACACGAGCGATAATCGAATTTCGCTCGGCTTTGGCTCAGCCGCCGTGCTTGATCGCGGGATTACATTATATCCCGGCGGCAGCTTTGAAATGGATTCATTCATGTTTGATTTAGGCGCGGTGAATGCCATTGCCTCAGCGGCGGCGTCTAATCTAGCCATTCAGGAGTATGCGTAAATGCCGATTTCAAACCCGACGTTTTGCGAATTTCGCGACGAGGGCATTAAACAAGGAGTTTCGCGCATTCTCGACTTTACCGGCGCTGGAGTCAGTGTTACAGTCGCCGCTGGAGTCGCAACAGTCAATGTGCCGGGTGGCGCGGCTGGCAGCCTAACATTGACAACTGTTGAGAAAGATTTAGGCGCTCTTGCATCCAAAGACGGCACGTTTGACATTACTGGTTTAAGCGGCTTAACCGCTGACAAACAAGTTTTAGTCAATCAGGCAGTCGCCGTCTACACAGGCAAGGGCACTTTAAAAGACGAGGCGGAAATGAATCAATGCTACGCCGCTGGCTATGTCTTGAACACAACAACGATTCGAGTCTATTGGCATTGTGGTCATTGGTCGAATCTCAAAGGGAATGTGAAGTTTAATTACGCGGTGAGCGCTTAATGGCTGTTCTTGAATCACCTACAGTTGGCGGGCAGTTTGCCGAAGTCGACAGCGGCAAAAATCTGTTCATTGCCGAAGGACTTAAAGGTTATACCGCCGGCGGCGAATATGTCGTGTCGGGCTGGTCGACCGCCGCAGTCGCTGCGACTTTGGCAGCCAGCACAACATTGGTCTCTCTACGCTTCGCGCCGGCGTCTTCGCGCTTTGCCTACGTTACGCGCATTCGACTGGCTGTTACAGTCATCACGCCCGGCGCGAACGGCGGCATCCCCGGCGTTTTGGCTTGGCAACGTTTCACGACCGCCACGCCGTCAACGGGAACTGCGCGCACAGTCGCGAAGAAGAATGCATCGCACCCGTCGACGAGCGACATGACTGATGTGCGCGACAACAACGCCGCTCTTACTGTTACCAGCGTGGTTTTTGGCGACATCATTGCTGCTTCGATCATGCCAACGTTTCCTGAGTTGACGAGTGGAGCAGTCAATGGCGGCTTTGAGTGGATTTTCGAGCCACTCGACGAGCCGGTTAAATTGGCTGCTGGCGACGGTCTTGCCATGCGTACTCAAGTCGTAATGCCCGCTACAACTACGTGGGGGTTTAGCTACACTGCACATTGGTTCGAGAAACCCTAATGGCTAAGAAAATCTATGTTCAAGAGCCTGTACTTTCGGCTCCGGTTGGAACAGACCAAGTTGTGTGTTGTTACGGCGTTCTTCTTTGGGAAGAAGGGCAATTGGCCGTTGAGAATCTGCCTTGCAGCAATGACGGCACTCGCGTTGATGTTGTTTGGGGCGATACTATTGCGGTTCTGAAAGCCAAAGTCCTCGCGAACATTGAGACCTTTTTTGGTGTTGGTTCCAATGACATTATCTTCTTGGGCGGTTGGGCGTAATGTTGTTTGAAGCCCTGCTGTCGCTCTTAGTCGTTCTAGCCGTTAGTGTTCTAAGCGGATTTGGCGGCGCTTATGTTTTCTGGCGTTGGCGCCTATTCGGCAAGGAATGGCTAGCCGTCCCCGACGGCTCGGTCATGCCTGTTTCATACTCTGCGTATGAAGTACGACTGACTCGCTCATCGAGTCATGGGTTGTTCTTTAAATCGTTGTACAAAGGCGACGATCTGCAAAAGGCCAAGCGGGTTTACAACGAGGCAGTTGGGCCAGCGCGAACCAATGCCGAATTGTGGACTCGCGGCAGTCATACAGCTAGTCGCAAAGTTGAGGCGAAGTAAAATGTCGCTCGCAGCGGTTGGCAGCGGACAGCATTTCAACATTCCGGCCTCGTCGCCACCGGGCACGCCTAATCCTGTGTTGTACTTTCGTTACGCGCCTAATCTATACGCATTCATGCTGTTGCTTCTTGGAGTGAAGTAAAATGGAAAAGCAGGATTTCCTCGGCGGCTTCGCCGAGAACACAAAGACGGCAAGCGGCACTGCAGCGGCAACGGCGACCCAAGCGGCGCCGGGCGCTGGCCAGCAACTCGTCGTCATTGGCTTCTCAGTTTCGTTCGGCGTTTCGTCGACGGCTGCCGGCACATGGCAAATTCGCCGCAATGGCGGTGCTGTCGTTATGCGACAGGGCAATTTGCCAATTGGTGCAATGGCCCCAGTCATCTACGAGTTTAAACGCCCATTGGTTTGTGGAGACAACGAGACGGCTGACATCATTGTGGCGGGCGCCACAACGGCGACGGTCACGGTTGAATTGTATACCGTCACGCGTCCAACGTCGGCGAATCAAATCACGAACGCCGCCACTTAATGCC